CCTCTTATAGCTTGTACTGATATATTCTCATGGGGTTTTCGTGGGTTGAATTTTCACTGGAGAAAGTATCGTAACTACACATGGGCAGAACTTGCAGGGCAGTTATATATCGTACAACCAGATGAATTGGATGATCTCCTTGCAATTCCATATGCGAAGTTCCTAAATAACTAAAAAGGTCGATACATGGCAGGAAGAACTAATACAAGTAATACCAATCCCCCAGAGGAATTTAATGATGGTAATAAATATCAAGTAAGTAAAATATCCTCCTTCCAAAAAGATGGTGGGTTTGGTGGAAGAAGTAAAACTAATAATACTGCATATACTACAACAAGAGTATCTTTAGAAAGTATTGACGAGAAGACTGGTCAAAAATATTACAAGAGAGAAGTTATCATGTTTGAAAATAAACAAGACATGCTAGCTTTTAAAGAAATACCTGCATCAACAAAAGGTTTAGGTGCAAATGGTAAGGGTATAACAATAGCAACAGGATCAACTGATCCCTCAAAAAAATCATTTGAATTAACAGAAAAAGGAGCAGCTATCAGTTATGTAAAAGAAAAAGAAAATAAAATTCAAGCTTATTCATCAAATGGAGTTAAAGATATTATTAAGGATGAAAATTACAAAATAAAAGGTAGTCTTAATAATTTTAGCAATAATCAAAGAGCAAATAGTAAAGATGATTCAATTGACGCAAAAAATAAAGAAGAAGATGAAGCGAAAAAACAGGCAGAGCAGAAATCGGCAATGGGTAGAAAGGAATATAGTCATATGTTCTATCCAGCTTTTATTCAAAGCAGTGATCAAGATAAATTTGTCATTAGAATATTAAAGAAAAAAACAAACACTGGTGCAGGTACAAACCAAAATAATGCAGAAAAAGTTAAGTATGGACAAGGAGGATTAACTTTAGGAGCTACTACTTATCGAGCTGGAGGATATAAAGCACCAAAAAATAAAAGAGGAGGTGGTGCAAAGAATAATCGTATATATGCACAAGGTGAAAACACTAAATCACCAGAGTATGGTGTCCAATCAATTGGAAGTATTACTTTACCAATTCCAAACGGTGTGTCTGATCAAAATGCAGTGAGTTTTGGACAGGGAACATTAAATCCAGTTCAGAAAGCAATATCCCAAACAGCATTGAAGACAATATTATCAGGTGTTGGAGAAGGTGGAAAAACTGCAGGAGAAATATTTAAAAAAACTGTTACTGATCCAAACACAAAAAAAGCACTCGCAGGATTTATTGCAGGAACTGCATCAGGTATTGATCCAAATGAATTACTTGCAAGAACAGAGGGAACAATATTTAATAATAACTTAGCTTTACTTTTTAAGAGTCCAACTCTAAGACCATTTACATTTCAATTTAACTTGAGTCCAAGAGGAAGAGAAGAAGCAGTTCAAGTGCAGAAAATTATTAGGGCACTCAAACAATCAAGTGCTGTTCAAAAAACAAAGGGTGAGATTTTCCTTGCTGCACCAAATACATATGAACTACAATTTGTTGATGGTAGAACAAAAAGCACCCATTCATTTTTACCAAGGATGAAACAGTGTGCTTTACTTTCTGTTGGTGTAAATTATATACCAGATAATAGTTACATGACCTATGAGGATTCATCAATGGTAGCATATTCTTTATCACTTTCTTTCCAAGAACTAACACCAATATTCAATAGTGATTATGATGATCTTGATGTTAATGAATCAGGTGCTTTCCTTGGACGAGGCCCATTATCTTTAGAGACATTAGACGCAGATAGAGGTCTTAGTGAAAGTAATGTCTCTGCTGGTGCTGGAGGTATAGGTTTCTAAAATGCCAAATCCATATTTTTCAAACTTAACAGATTTATTATACGTCAATCGCACTGAGGACGGAAGAAGCGATGGTGATTATAGTGTTGTAAAAAACTTTTTTAAAAGAGCAAAACTAAGAGAAGATATTTTTCAAGATCTTGCATTTTTTACTAAGTATATTGTCATAGGAGATGATCGTCCAGACAATGTAGCAACAAGAATATATGACGATCCAAGTCTTGATTGGGTTGTTCTCATGTCAAACAATATAGTAAATGTGCAAAGTGAATGGCCAATGTCACAAGGAGACTTTAATACTTATGTGACTGAAAAATATGCTGACGAAGAAACATTATACTCAGGTGTTCATCACTACGAAGCGAATGAAGTAAAGACAAGTGATGGATCAATTATAATAGCATCTGGCACAAGAGTTAGTGTGGGACAAAGTGTTTCATATTTTGACGATTTATCTTCTCAGCATATTGTAAGAACAGATATTGCGTCACCCATTACAAACTATATGCATGAAGATAAATTAAATAATGATAAAAGAAATATATTCATTTTAAAACCAATTTATTTAAATATTTTGTTTGATGATCTCGAAGAAATTATGGTCAATAAAAAAGGTTCCACTCAATTCATAAGTGAAACCTTAGTACAAGGAGATAATATCAGATTATTTGATTAACTATCTGCCAACTTTTGGAAGTAGGATAGTGCATCATCTTCATCAGAAT